TCCTTTAGGTGTTTTACGAGCCAGTTCATGGATGACGTATAAGACCCGTAGGTTCCTCCGTAGGTATCTACAACAAAGCTACTGATCCCGAACTCCTGTAGGTCGCTCTTGAGGTATTCAGCAACCTTTTTGTTATATGTCCATTCATTAACACCTCCGCATGATACAGCACCAGTGTCACCCTTTCGGCTATGTCCAACACAAATAGCAACATTAAGGTCTTCTCTGGGAATACTGTTGGTGGGAAAGGGGATAGCCTTTGGTTTTTCTTTTAGCTTCTCCAGTTCGTTGAGGTGTTCAATGGCGTTGCTGATGTGTTCTTGAGCTTTGAACAGGTCTTCTTTAATGTCCTTCATATTTCCTTTACAAATCGTCGTAATGTTTAAAATGGTATAATGTGAGCCAAAGGTATTTCTAAGCCCACCTCGTCAATCCTAAAGCCAATTAGGGCTATTCCTGTGGTGCTGTTTATTCCCAAAGTAACTGTCAGCCATCTTTTGTAGCTCTTGGTCTAGTAAATCTTCCTTGCGATCCTTCATCTTCTTTTCGGCATCTTGTGCCATTTGTTCAGACCAATAGGCCACTGCCATTGATAAAGCATCCAGTCGGTCATCGTGGGTGATAGCACCTCTGTCCCTAGTGATCCTAGACAGTTGATAAATGAGTTGGTATTTGAGTTGGGATTCAAGAGGGTAGTTCTGAGCAGTCTGAAAGTCCTGTCGGATAACATCAGGTGATATAATAAGCTTGTGTTGGCTCATCACTGGCTCAAGGGTGTCAATGATCCTCTTCTCCTTCTGGATGCTGTGGCGCACTTCTTCAATCGAGCAGGGGTGTATCTTGTTTAGAAAAGGTTTAAACAACTCACTAAACATACCATCACCAAAGTTACTTTCAACAATGATGTAGTTGACCTTATGGGTCTTTGCTTTCATTGCAAGCACCTTTAGGACATCTTCTCCGTAGCCCCCTTGCATACCTCCTGCATCAGGGACGTATAGGTATCCGTTGAGCATCTTTACGATAGCCCAGGAAGTTTCATCTCGTCCTCTTCCAGAGGGGTCAATGGACATCACTGATCCAGTGAACTCAACCATGTCACCAACTTGCTTGAAAGGTCTATAGAATCTATCTCCACTGAAGCCTACGTTAGGGACATCTCCAGTCCAAGCTAGGTCTGGTGATTGCGCCCACACTACTTTCTCAGGAGCCACCTCATTGTCTATGTCCATTACAAGCAAGTCGTTGACCTTAAGGGGGAAGCGATCAATATCTGACAGTTTACTATCGAGCATGAACTGCATAGCAAAGCCAGCTTTTCCATAGCTGACCTCCCGTTCTGCCAGATCTATCTCACTAAACCTTATAGGTTCTGTGGACTTGTTCTTCTTTTCTTCAGACACGCAAAGTGGGCTAACTCGTCCATAATAAGTTTTCTCATTATCTTTGGGAGTTATATACTTGCAGGGCCATATGCAAGCGGTGTAGTCTCTCTCCATCAGTTTGTTGTAGAGTGAGTCTTCACATTGAGGCGTACCCAGAAAGACAATCTTGGATTCCTTATCAGGTTTTAATATGGACTCGAACTCCTTTACCTGCTCTCCAAGTTTGTCTCTCATGCCTTGCGTGGCTGAGTTGTTTGGAACCTCCACATCGTCGGCCACTATGATGTCAGCCCTACTTCCAGTTAGTTGGGAGGTAATGCCTAGTGACTTAACACTCGGAGCATGACTAGCTGGTGCAGGGCCAACATCAAAACTTATCTTTGAAAATCTTTGCTTATCGGTGGGGATCAAGTGGGCTAGTAGAGGCATCTCATGGATTAGCCTCAAAGTGAACGTGGAGAAATCGTCGGCTCTTGTTTTACTGGCAGAGCATACCAGGATGTTTTTTGAGGGATCTAACAGCAGTTGGTGTACAACGTAAGCTGAACATATCCATGATTTACCTACGCCTCGGAAGCCTTGGATAACAGCCCTTCTAGGGCCATTCTGCATCCAGTCAGCAATCTCGTATTGTATATCTGTGGGGTCTGGGAGATTGAGGTGCTTCCAAACGAGGTAAAGGAAATTTCTGAAGTCCTTTAACTCTTCCATATATTGTTATTAGTTAGCTTTACTTGCAGGGGGTTCCTCTTCTTCCTCTTTAAACGGAAGAACACTTATAAGGTCTTGAATCTTATCGTCTTGTTTAATGCCTTGGTGAATGCCGTTGTCTTTAAGATACTGTCTAGCAGCGTTTAGTAAAGAAGGTTCTGCGTCTCCTAATCTGATGCGCTCAATGAACTCATCTGTTAGAAGATCCTGCAAAACTTGCATTCTTGCTGAGTTGTCTTTTTCGTTGGTTGCCATAAATTATTTATCTTTTTTCTTACGTAGTTCTCCAATGATTTTTAGCACCATGTAAACGAGTGTTGCAGCACCTACAAGCACTGCAAGAAGCTCATTCACATCATTGAGAGTTATATTTGCGAGAAGACCTAAAACACCAACTGTGGGTGTTGTGAATTGATTGTTCATATCTACTAAGCTGCTGTGACGTAATTAAGGCTGATATAAATTTCAGTGTTAGTTTGTAATTTAGCAGCGAGAGAAGCTCCTGTCTCATTTGCAGCGTCTGATGTCTCAACAAAATAGAGAGATAAAGTTGTCGAGTTTTCTCCAATCCATCCTGTAATATCATCTATGTTTGCTCCCGATGGGTTTTGTAAATTTACAGCACTGACTGAAGCCCCTGCTTTATCATCTAAGTTAGCCGAAGTATAAGGAAGCGTTGTGATATTTAAAGCTCCATCTGGAGAACCACTAACTGAAGCAACTTGTAAAGTTCCAGATATAAATACTCTGTTACCTATTTTAGTGTAACTTAAAGAGTTACGATCTGAATTTAAAGTCACAGTTCCCTGCGCTCCTGTCCCTGCTGGAGTCGCTGTAACTTCAAAGGTTCCCTCTTTATAGAAAGATTCAGCCATGTTGTTTTCAGTCAGTCCTGCAACACCAGAAGCTCCATCACCAGAAGCGTTCTCTGCAACTTCTTGAGCTACAAAGAGTCCCTGTCGGTAAGCGGTGTCAAGGTCACTCTCTGTCAGTCGTGCGCCATCTACAAAGTCTACAAGTGCGTTTGCTGTTGTCGATCGGTAGACACGCAGTTTTGTATAGTTAGAAGCAGCAGGAGTCCCTAGAATCTTTATAGTTTTAGTAGCGGAGTCTCGTCCTCCTGTGCCATAACTAGTATCCAGTCCTAAATTAGAATCGCCTTCTTTTATCCACGCACTTCCGTTCCAGCCCGCCACTTTCATATCTACAATGTTTAAGTAATCTAAAGTGCTAAAACTAAACGTTGTTTGGCCCAAGCCATTAGTGCCTGTACCTGCCGTTGTGTAATCTATAAATGATTTTGCCATAAGTAATTAATTGTTTGTTTGGTGAGTTGTTTTAAATAATTATGATGAGGGTGCTAATCCCGTCCTCCTTGCTTGCATAGCTTGATCGAACATTTCTTTTAACTGTGGGCTTTCTTGAAGTAGTTCGTATCTAGCTCTCTTTCTATAGTTATTAATAACCTTATTAATTGCTTTAATCCTTGGAGACTTTTGCCCTGTTGCTTCAAAGTCTATTGTCTCTGGAAGTCTGTTATAAAAGTCAGTTCCCATTAAGGATTTGAGTCTTTGTTTTAGAGTCTTTCCTCCAAGTTTAACTGTTCCAGAAAGTTCTAGGTATCTGTCATAAGCATCGTACTTTCCTTCAATAGGAATCTGAGTAAGATCTATTTCTGGTATGCCATAGAAGTTTTTACTAGGCATTGAGAAACCGTGTTCTAGTTTTGCCATCTCACTTAACACCTTGTCGTTTTTGACTTTAGATGTGTAGATAGGATTAAAGGCACTCCAGAAAGCTCCTCCAGGATTCTCTCTATATGCTACTTCTCCAAGAACTGTTCTTCTAGGTGCTACAGTATCTTCAAGTCCTGGTAGTCTTTTAAATACAGCGTCTTGGAAGCTTCTAACTTCTTTAACCATTATTTCAGTTTCAGTGTTTTTGAAGTGATTAATAATGTTTGGGACAAATCCTGCTCCAATGTCTCTAACAAGTTTAGGCCCGTAGTATTCTGGATCGTCCATGAGTTTAATGGCGTTGTTTACACCTTGTAGAAATGTTTTATCTGTAAGGTTTTCTGCAAACACAAAAGCCATGTTAGCTCCCAGACTTTGCATAGTAGCTTCGTCCATGCTTCGGTCGTACTTCTGGTGATCTCTAATGTCAGCAGCAAGTCCAATCATTGTTGATACTGGGTCTAGTCTTTGATAACTATAATAAGTATCTCCTATTTTAAATGAATAGGGTTGCCATCCAGTGGCTCTTAGAGCTTCTCTTTCTTGTTTACTTTGAGGGCCACCTCCAGTAACAGAGTCTTGTCTGTTGTATATGAGGTCATGCCAAACGTATGTCATTACGGCTCCAGTGGCTAATCTTCCTCTTAATAAAGCTTTGTCAGCTTCTGTTCCCTTTCTAGCTATATCCTTGTTTTTCTTTAAAAGTTTTCTTGTTAACATAGGCGCACCTTCCATAACAAAACCTATAGGTGTTCTTTTCAAAGCATATGTAAGAATGTTTACTGGAGTTCTAAAGAACGGAATAAGAAATGATGAAGCATAACCTAATCCAAAGGGAGCAGATCTTATTACGTTTTCAAGAGCTTGAAACCAAGGATGGTTATCGTTTGTAAACGTAAGTTCGTTAGAAATTTGTTGGGCTGTTTCAGCAAGCTTTGATGTCTCTGTATCTTTTGGAGAAGGATTTTCTTTAAGATATTTATCAAGTGCTTCTTCCCTTCCTTCTCCAAATAACTTACCCTGTCTGGTTAACTCAGTATGAGCAGCCATTAATCTGTTCTTTTCACTGTAGAAAGACCCATCACTTGTAAGGTGCTTTTCAAATTCTGTTTCAACCTTTGCGTTTAACCAGTTAGTGAACTCAGGATCTTTAATGTCCATAGGGTCTTTATCGATCCCTAAGTCTTTAAACTTTTTCATGTCCATAGCATCAAGGGCAGCTTTGTATTCATCAAGATATCTGACTGCAAGCTCGCCTTTAATGTATCCAGTGTAAGCCATTTGTTTAAAGAACTCGTCGGTAGCAACTAACGCTCTTGATGGAAGGTTTATAAATGCTCCTAGAAAATTAAAAGCTTGTCCTGCTACTCCAGTGTTTTCAGTAGAGAAAGCTCTTTGTCTTGGTCTTTGTTCCATGAACTGAGCTTTACCAGGAACAAGAACACTTCGATCTTCTTTCCAAGCCTTTGACATTGCACTAAATCCTTGTCTTAAAGTTTTAAGTCCATAGTGATGTCTTAATACATTTTTAGCAGCGTTAAAGTTTCCTGTTAAGATGTTACCAGCTATACGTTCTAAAGAATTAAATGCTGATGTTATGAGTCCTCCTCCAGCGTTAACTTCAAAAGTACTGAACGCACTCAACAACGAATTGTAGTAGAACTCTCTGGTCATTCCTAACATCTTTCTGCCGAGCGTTTGCTGACCGATGTCTTGCATTTTCTTTAAAGACAACAACTCTTCAAACTCTTCAAAGTTACTTATCTTAGATAACCTTACTGCAAGTTCTGTTGGGCCTTGTGTACCTAATCTTTCTGCAAGGGCTGCAAGATATTCGCTGCTATCTAAAGGAGATTCAAGAGGTCTAATAGTGTTATTATCTAATCCATCCATCCCTTGTTTAAGGAACTTACGTTGCATCAAAGCACCCGAAGCAATGCTTCCTCTGAGTGAGTTAATGCGTGATAATTCAGTAAACCTAGCAAAACTATCTATAAAGTTTAACAGATCTGTTTCACTCTTTGGGTTATCAATATGTCTTCTTGCAAGTCCTACAGTTTCTTCTGCGGTGTGTCGCATGAACTTGTAAATAACAGTACTCATAACAAGTTCTTCGTTAGCCGACTGTATAAGCTTTTCGTCCGTAGAGTTTTCTAATATTTCTTTTAGATTGTCGTACTTATCTGGGTTGTCATTTATGAACTGAATAATCTCTTGTTGTTTCTTTTTATCTACCTTTGTTATGACAGGAGATTCCGCTGTTATGTTTTTTGAAACTATTCTTATGATTTCCCAGAATGAAGCAGTGTCTCCTACGCCTGATATAAGCTCCTTCATAGTGCTTGAATCAAGAGATATATCACCACCCCTGCCTTTTGATTTGCCAAGAATATTTGTTACTTTTTCTTTAAAAGTTCTGGCGTTTATTTCTGCACCTTCTTTGACTGTGTTTTTAGGAGTCTCAAAGAGAGCAATAGTATCTCTTGGATCTTTAGCTCCTACTCCAGTTTCTACCCCTTTAAACTTCTTATCTTTCATTGATTTAATGAAAGCATCTCTAGTCTTATCTCCAACGTAGTTATCTGATTTAGCATCCAATAGGTCGTTTAACTTCTTGCCTTTAGGTTTGCTTACTCCTAATTCTTTAAGAACTTTTAAGCCATCAGCTTCTTTTGCAATAGTTTCTGGGTCTATTAAATAATCATTAGTAGGTATCATGAGTGTAAACTCATCAAACCCTTGGTTAGCCCTAGCGTATTGTTCCGCCTCTTTTTTACTTTTACTTACAAATAATATTCCACCATGCTTTTCGGGTTCTTTAAGTTTACCTCCATGATGTACAACAATCTGTCTAGCCGTTGCAGCAGAGTCTCGAAAAGCTCTATCTTGAATTGTTCTGTCTACTTCTAGCTTTAACTTTCCTGGGGTCTTTTTGGTTCCGTCTGCATCTATAAGAGATATATCAAGTTCTCTAGCTCTTTTAATATAAGCTTCCTCTTCTGTTCCTATTATTGTCGCAGAACTTGGAACATCTCCTACATCTACGCCATCCGCTTTAGGATCTTTTATCTGGGGAGCATCCTTCTTTGGAGTACTGAAAGGTTCTTCGATTTCTTTAATAAGAAGCTCTTCTTCTGGAGTGAGTTCAGTGATGGTGTTATCCCCTCCTCTCATCCTTTTCAATCCAAGCATTGCAACGTGTAAAGCTCCTCCAAAAACTCCTTCAAGTACTAAACCTTCAACTACGTTCTTAAACCTTCCAATATACTCAGGGTCATCTTCATTGCCCTCATACTTCATCATTTTCATTACAGGATTAAACAACCCAACATTACCATCAAGGAGGTCTGCTAGACGCTCCTGATCTCCTTTGAATACTCCAAAGTCTGCTACTGCTCCTGCTGCAATTCCTTTTTCAATGTTATAGGTCTTACCTTTGATGGCTCGCATTTGCTTGATAGCTTTTTCCTGTGAAATCTTTTTATTGCGAGCTTTATCTTTTACCTTCTCAATCTTCTTTAACTTACTGGCATCAACAAGCTTGCTTACTGTTTTTGTTTTACCAAGCATACTAGCAACCTTAAAGGCAGGTATAAATCCTGTAGCAAACTGAAATATTCCTGATGTTATGTTGCCTGTCATTGTTTTAGGCTTTCCAAGCATCCAGTCAGACTTGTGCCAATAATCAGGTATAGAAAAATTCTTACCAAAAACTGCTTCACTAGCAGCATCAACACCACTTAATATTCCTTGAGCAGCATCTCTAATACCTCTAGGTACAGCCCAAGCTATGTCACTCCAAAAACCTCCTTCATCCTTTTGCTCTTCTTCCTCTTTCTTTTTTTGAGTTGGTGAGAGAGTTTCTGGAAGAGCTTCTCCTTTAGCTAAAAGTTCTTTCTCTCTGTCAGTAAATACTTCCTGATCGCCTTCTTCTCCTGTAAATCCTCTTGGGCTATCTGCTGTTCTTCCAGGGCTATCATAAGCGTCTGTAAAGCCTAGCTCTTTTGAAAATTGTTTTAATGCGTTTATTGACATATTTATTTAGTTTGATCTGTAATAAGTTTTCTTTGTGCTGCTATAAATTGATCTACTGTAACAGGAGGTTTTGTAACAGGGTTGCCAAATGAATCTCTCATGTAATGAGGTTTGTCTAAGTTGTTTTTCTTTAAAATTTTCTCAACCTCTCCTGTAAATTGAAGTTCATTGAAACTTAGTATTGGCATCTTTTCCCAATTCCTTTGTATTATTTCTTTTAAAGGATAGTCCATAAACATCCCCTGTTGAGCGTCTTCAAGAGTAACTCCTGTTTCTATTAAGTAAGCTCTAATATCTCTTTTTGCATTTCTGTATTCGGTTTCAGTAGATTTGTAAACTCCGCTAGGGTAAAGACCTCCTACTCCCATTTCTGTTAAGCTAGGTCTTTCATAAGTAAATCTTTTTACTGTAGTTACTAAAGGAGCAAAGAAATCACTTTCTTTAAGAATAGTCTTTTTATTCTGATAGTACCTAGAAACGTCTTCGTTTTTACCTTTAAATACTCCTGTCTCTTTTGTTTTTTCGTATAAACTTTTGTACTTATCAAAATCTTCCTTTTCGTAGTTACCAGCCCAAGAATCTCCAAAACCAAATACCTTATCAAGATCTAAAATTACTCTACCTTCTTTAGCGTCAAAGGTTTCTTTATCTTTAAGAGTTTCCGACAAACCAAACCTCTTTGCTTCTTCTAAAGTATCTCCTTCCATCAATCCTTTTTGAATTTCTCTTTCAAACTGAGTTCCAGTAGGAGAAACTTCACCTTGTTTAGGTAATACTTGATTTATGTAATCATCTAAAATTCTGTTAATATTGTTTAAACTTTCTTGGGATGCTCTGTCTACAGTTTGATTTATTTCTGGCTGTAATCGATACTCAGGAATAGTAGGGTTAGCCCCTACAAGTGTTTGAACTGCTTCAACGTTTCTGTCATAAAAGTTTGTTTGTTCTTCACTAATTAAATTTTCTAATAAATTTTTGTCTATTAACTCAGGAGCATAACTACTTTCATTTTCTTTCCATAATTCTCCTTTTAACTTTTTGTTACTGAAAATTTTGTTTTGTATGTCAGCTAATTTAGATGAAATAGTGTTTTTATATCTTTCAAAAGAATTTGAACCTTCTAAAAGAGCTTTTCCTCCACTTAATATTTTAGCGTTATGTCTAGCCTCATCTTCCTGTACGTCTTCAATGGCTTTGTTAAGTATCTTTACTTCTAAACTATTGGGGTTTTTTTCTAACTCTTCTTCTCTTTTAGATCTTAACTCTCTAAGTTGTTTATCTATTAGAATGTCTACTTCGTCTATAACTTCTAAACTATTTGCTTGGTCTAGTGTTACTATCTCTTTATCTGGGTCTGACATTAAAGATATAGTGTCATTAGTATAAATTTGATTTAAAGTTGAAGCTCTTTCATTAATGATCTTAGAGTTATTTTCTTCGTTCTTTAAATCAATAGCGTCTGCTTTGTCCAACGCATCTTGATAAGCAGCTTGACCAGTTACAGAACCAAAAAGCTTTTGTCCTTTCTCTAAAGTTAAATTAGGTAAAGAATCTAGTATTGCTTCAGATTTATCTATGTTTCCTTTTTCTCTTTCAACTAAAGCAGCACTTATTAATCCTGATCTTAACAAATCAACACGTTTAGTTGGGTCTTGGTGAAAGCTATTATAAAGATCGTTGTCTCCTTCAGTGATAAGACTCTGAAGAACTTGAGTCATTGATTTAGTTACATTATTGGATTTTAACTCTGCGTACTCAACATCTTTAATTTTACCTAACCTAAATTTTTCTTTTAGTTTTTTGTCTGCTCCAGCAAAGAAATCAATTTTCTTATCTGTATCCATTCCTCCAATGTCATCCACCCTATAAATGCTAGGCTTGTCTTCTCCTTCAAACGTTATGTTTAAAAGAGTTCCTTGAGGAAAATAGTTAGACGCAACACTGTATCCTGGAATTAGTTTTCTACCAGAAGCTCCGACTGTTTGGCTGAACCCTTCGTACCCAGGCACTCCTGCATCTGCTTTTCTTTGATCTTCTTTTGTTACATCATCAATACTTTCCAACCCATAGAATGTAGATATCCACCCATCTAAAAGAGGTTTTCTAGCACCCTTTGGTTGTTCTAACATTCCTTGCTGAACGCCCTCTGCTATTTTACTATCAAACGATTCAACACTATTTGCTTTGAGCCAATCTACTTGTCCTTTTTCAAACTTAATGTTTTCATTAAATCTTAGACCAGCAGACACTTGTCCCATAACTTCCCTATGCCTGTTAAGCATATGAACGTTGTCTCCAATGTATTCTAAAGCAAGCTTATCTATTTTAGCCAGTCCATCAGTTATTATATCTTGAAGAAATCCTTTGTTTCCTATCTTGTCTGGCCCTGCTCTTTTAATTTCAAAAGATAATTGCTGGATTTTATCTTTAATCTTTAAATCATAATACCTATCGTATCTTTTTCTACTAAACGCTTTGTCAAAACCTATCTTATCAAACGGATTAAAGCCTTCGGGAAGATTACTTTCTACCTGATCTATTACCTGTTGATCTGTTAACCTAAGAGCTTTTTCCTCTCCTCTTTGGGCTTGAATATTACTGAACTGTCCTAGAACTGTACTGAACTGTGCAAGGTTCTTTGCCAGCATTTGCGCCCTGTTCTGTCTTGGTAGAGGAGCAACAAACACTTGGTTTCTTCCTGCACCTTGAACTGTTGGACTTAAATTTAGTTGTCCTATATTTAATTCTGTTTGTGGTCTTGCCATAAAATTATTGGTCTTTAGGGTTGCTAGTGAATAGTCCTGCGTTTTTCATGACGCTGTAGTTACTGAGTCCTGTTTGTATTCCTCCAAGGGCTGACCCAAGATAATCAGGTTGTTCTATCGGTCTGTTAATCCGCAGCATATTTCTACTAAATCCTATTCCTACTTCCTTTAATTGAATCTGTCTGTTAACGTCAGTCATTTCTGCCTGTTGTTGTTCTGAGAAAGTATACTGTGCTTCTTGTCTAGAGAGATCTCCTAGAAGAGCATCAACACTAAGTCCAGATACTCCAGATTCTCCTGCTGCTACTCTGGCTCTTGCTCTAGCTTCCATACCTCTTTTAGATGCCTCCTGTATCCTTTGCGCTCTTGCAACCATCTCTTGTTGCTGTTGGGTTCGCATTGCAGATACTTCTGCTAGGTATCTTTGACGTTCTTGGGATGAAGCCGTTGCTTGTGCTTGCTCTTGCATTTGAGCTTGCTGTCTTTGACCTATTATAGAGGAAGCCGTTTGAGCAGCCCCTATTGCTACTGCTGCTAAAGGTGTACACATAATTCTTCTGATTTAGTATTTATTAATATAAATTGGTAAAAAGGTTCTTTGTTAAATTCTATCTCTCCTATAAAGTCTGCTCCAACCCAACGTAACCAACGCACTGCTGGTCTGTTATATTTGTAAACGTAATTCCCTGCTGCTCCTCCTGTTATCTTTAACAACTCACCCACCCATAACTTGGAGTACCTTACAAAATCTTTCTTACAAGTCTTTGACAACTCATCTGTACCAAGCATCCAAATGTACGGAGTGCTTTCAGCTTCCCCTACACCAAACATGGCTACAGGCTTACCCTCGTTGTTTAAAGCTGTCAAAGTCGCTAGGTCGTATTTAAAGGCTTCTTCCAGTGCTTCTCTTGGTTTCTTTCCCATGCACATACATTCCATCTTGTCTCCTGCTCGAAGCCTGGGAGCAAGATAATCTGCGTGATCTGGATGCGCTTCTACAATTTCTACTGAAGGATATTTAATTACTCTTTTATCAAACACGTTGAGATCTTGAGTGAATAAATGATTCAAACTCTGCTGACTGAAAGTTACCAGGCAACGCTGAATCGTTTATGATTTTAATTGTGGTGTCTTTTGCTGAAGACATGATGGGGAAACTAAAGGAACCAGATTCAATAGGAAGTGTACCTATAGTAGTTGAGCCTACAATGTTGCTAGAGAATATGTTTGTGTATGTTTGTCTAGCCTTCGGTGTGACTTCTACTTTGAAACTTGCAGTGTCATCAAAGAACAAAGTGCCTCCTTTAAGGAAGTGCCTTTGGTATCCTGATGGACTCCTCTTTTGGTTGGCCCTTTGACGGAACAACTGCTCACTAAAGGTGTAACTCATGGTATACTTAATCCCTACCCATACAGGCGTGTTGTTGTGGCTTGTGTCTACTGTAACAGTATTACCACTAACAGAACTAGGAATCAAAGCTCCTGCTTTTGTGCTTCCAGATTCTCTTGTGTATACTTGGATTACGTCATCACTTTCTGGAGTGAATGAGAGAGTGATTTGTCCATTACTAACTGTAGCACTTTCTCTTAGATCTAAATATGTATTGAACAATGCTCCATCATCTACAAGTTTTTCTTCAAGAGGCATTACAAGCAACTCAGTCTTTCCATTCTTTGTTGCCACGATGTACAGATCACTGTCTACAAACTCAAAGCCGACAACAGAGAAGGGGAATGTAAACTTACTCCAACTTGCTAGTATCTTCTGTGCGCCTTCCCAGTAGTACTTATAGATGTACATGCTTTTATTGTCAGACTCACTCACAACACAAATACAGTTCTCTGTAGTAGATCCTGCCATGTCTAAAATGTCTGAAGGAATGTATTGAGGTACGTGTGATGTTATTTCAACAGAATCAAATGTGTCAGTATTTGCGTTAATAGTAAACTCACGCACTCCTGAGAAACTTCCTCTTGTAAAAGGAAAGTAAATATAACTACCAAGCTCAAGAGGTGTTGTACTTGTATCAGTCTCGTAGTTTGTAATAGGTGTTATTGAAACTGTTTTGGGAGTGAGTAAATCTCCTCCTCTAAGAACAAACTGACCACGCTCTCCAAATAATATAAGGTTCTCTTGGAATCCTACTGCTGACTTTAACTTTGTAACTTTTGTACTGGCTACGTTGACATCGATGGGGTCTGAGTCCAATAAAGTTCTTACAGTTGTTCTAAAGAAACTAAAGTACTCTCCTGCTTCTGAAAGAATCACACTGCCCTCTGAAAGGAATCCTAGCCTGTTCTTGTAGAAGAATATGTTAGATATCTTCTTGCCTACAAAAGTTGGAAAAGGATTTGTTTCGCTGTCTCCTGCTTGTTTTGTAGGCCATGTACAAGCTCCAAATGTAAAAGTATTAACCCCAGTATTTACAAGCTTATAAGGTAAAGTGTCTTGATCTAAAGTGTTCTCTTCTCCAAAACCTATGTCTTCTACATAAGATCCATCGCTAAAATCAGTGTTGCCGTCGTTTGTTTGGAACTTAACGTAGTAATCATCTTCGTTGTCTTCAACATCTCCTTTAACTTTTATCTTAAAGTTATTTGGAGCTGACTTAGGTAAATCTGTTATAGAGTCTACGGCTTTATAAGCTAGCCCAAGAGCTGTGCCTGATTTACCATCAGAAACTCTTATTTTAAATTCTTGTGTGTCACTAGCTCTTGAAATAATAAAACCAGGAAACCCACTTGATTGTTTATCATCGGTTTCTCCCTCTCCTAAATGACTTCCTATGTTACCTTCAAATTCAATTACCTGTCCCGTAACTGCGCTGTCGGTTAATCCAACTGCTGTAATGTTAAAGCCGTTATCAAAAGGTGGATTGCTAGGATTTGGGTCATGTTGTTGTACTGCTGTTACTAATCTGTCTCTTAGTACACTAGCTATTCTAGTTGCTCTGCCTTTGAGAGAAACTCCAGTTGATGCAGCGTCTCCTGACACATAAGTTGCTTTGGCTATTTTAGTGACTCCGCTGATTGTAAATTCTAACTCAACAGTGTAATCAGTTTGGTAGTGTCCCTGCTTAACAAACACTACAGCTCTGTTGTTATCGGCATGAGAGAAAGCATTAGATTTTAAAGTAACATTACTTCCATCAACAGCCTTAGATACGTCTGAGCTTGTATTTAAAATAAATGTGTTATCACCAACAGTAAGGGCTTTGAATATGTCTCTAGGTTTACTTCCGTCGTTAATATGTAAATAATGTCCCGATGTAAATGTTTGGGTTTGTACTGCACCTCCTGCTGTTAGGACATTATATACTTTGAGTTCGTTGTTGTTAATTATAAGAACATACTTTTCTGTTTTATCTCTGTTAATGAAATGAACAAAAGCCCCATCAGCCACCGCAGTTGTTAAAAGGTTTTTAACATACCTAGTGTTGGGTCTTTTCTTTAATCCATCGGATACAGAAGACAAAGCATTTAACTGCTCTTCACATTGTCCATCAAATCTAAGAGTGTCTGGTTGTTGACTGACACCTTGGACAAGGTTAGCAAGCGAAGTATTAATCAAAGCCATATTATTAATATAAATCGTAGTTTCTATTGATACCTATTCTAGTGACGGCATCAAAGTTATCAAAAATTGTTCTGTCAGCATTAGAACTATCTGCTCTTTCCAGATTAGCCTTTGCTGCAAATTCATCTCTTAGTATGAGTGCTTCAAGTTCTCTAGAGCCAACTAAACGTGACTGTAGGGATCTTGTAGCTTTTAGTGCTATGTATCTTCTAGCCTGTTCTGGTAAATCATCCCAGTCCAACAGAAGTGTTATAGTTACCTTTATGTCGTTATCAAAAGTAGTTGTTTGGTTCTTTCTATCGTAAAGAGAAAGCCCTCGTTGCACTAGGTCAACATCCTCAGTGCCATCATGGTCTACCTGTAGTGTGTTAGTAGGTAGAGTGATTGAGTTATTTACTGGAGAAAGAACGTAGTCTTTAACAGTATTAAAATGCCAACCTTCACTCTGCACCTCTCTTGAAACTTCATCAAGGATTGATACAGCGTTAGCAGCCGACACTGGAAGCTCAGAAGTGTTACTTATGCTGTTGACTGGAGCTTCGCCTATGTATCCCAACATAGTGTTAACAGCCTCTAGCTGCGATGTAAGTGTTGCCATGTAAAATTAATGAGTTGTTTGTTTGTGTAAAAGAAAAGGGCAGGAGCCATATTACGACTCCCACCCAATCCTTTGTGATTATATGTAGATTATTAATACTACTACAGTCTGTACTCGACAGCGCACTCTGGTCTAAGAATACCATGTCCAAGGGCATACTTTGCCACGAACAAGGTTCCTTGGTGAGCTACTGAGTAGTCTTCTTCAGTCGCAAGATCGAGAAGCTTAACAGTACCAACCGCTGCTGGGTGTCCACCAATCAGACCTGTATCGGAAATGTCTCCGTTGTAGCCTGTTCCGTTTGCACCAAACACATCGTTAGCTGCGTTGTCATCATCCTGATCTTGGTTAGCTTCCGCTCCAAGAGTTACAAGATCCTGCAAGTGCTGTGACTTGTACAACTTGATTCCTGCAACCATCGGCACTGTACCTTTACTTACAGAACCAACACCATCTACGTCACGATTGACTGCGATGTTATCAGATGTAAGAAGCTTGTAGTACTGTGCAGGGGTAAGAACTGCAAAACGCTGTCCATCATTTGGTACATCATTTTCATCTAGCTTTTGAGCCATTCCGAAAAGTGCATCAATGATTTCAGCAGCAGTGTCTAATCCGTTGTTAGTATCAACAGATGTTCCTGCCTTACCGCCAGTTACGTTAGGTGTACTTGTTCTAGCAGCAGCTACCCAAGTCTTCATTACTGCAAGGTCGAATCGCTTGGCAAGTGCCTTACCGATCTCTTTTGCATAGATTGAACGAACTGAGTAGTGGTTCTTAACTTCATCAATGTTGGCGATGAAAGTTGAACTCACTAACATATCGTCAATGTTAATGATTTTCTCGTTGTGCTTGATTGCACTGAGGTAACTATTACCAGAGTCAAGAATGTCCTGTCCTGGTGTATGGTACTTAGCAGAAGCGATACCTGTTACTGGGAACTGTGCGCTTTTACCTGATGATATAGACCTGACTGTATGCAAGTCTTTCATTATGTTTGCCTCATCAAAGGTCGTAAGGATCTCGTTAGAGAACACTTTAAGGAATAATGCATTTGCATCACCCGAAGCATTTATCTGACCCAACCTTGATGGGGTTGTATCTCCGTTAGCCATATTACTATGTCTCCTTCTATTTTATTATGTTTTGTTGTTTATATTTAGTTTATTAACAACTCACTCATTCAATAAAACAAAAAGACCTACTCGGTGTTCTTTGATTAGTTGTCCCTCGCAAGGGGCTGCACATTAAACAAACCTCTCGGTTCACTTTTGTTGTGTCTTGTCTTTTGTGTGTTGAAATCTTTACTTATCTCCTATGTTCCAGATCATTCACGTATCTCAGGATTTCTCCTATAGTCTCCCTTTCTTGGTCTGTGAACGAATGGACTCTCAGTTTCGAGATGAAATGGGGAATCTTGCTCTTCGGGGGGCTTGTCACTATACAACCACTCATCAATAAGATCAGCGTTGCGGTCACGACTACGATTGTAAGCTTCTTTTTCATAAGCCTCAACAACCTTGAAAAAGTACTCGCAAATCCTTGGAAAGTTTAACAATAGACTTACGAGTAACTTAATCATGGTGTTGTTTATTCTTTAGGTTTTGCCTTGCCAACATTAATGGCAAGCCAGTTGATAAGCTTTAATGCAACTGCTGTAATCTTGTTGTCAGCCTTGTTTGGTGTAAGTGCTGATATAAGACTAGCTGCTGTAACAACAGCCGTAGCAATGCCAATAAGCTCGGCTTGGTTTTCAATAATATACGTTATCATAAATTAATTAGACTCTTGTAGATACTGCTAATCGTCGTTCGACTTCTTCACGATATGCAGGATCATTTTCATATCTCTTGTCTCTCATAGCCTCGACTACTTGAGCGTTACTTTGAAATGGTTGTACTGCTGCTCCAGAGGTTTGCCCTTGTCTAATGCTTGGCTGTTGGCCTCCTTCACTTAGAAAGCGAGCATACAGTCCTTTAACAGCCATCTTAGCTGCTTCTTTATTATTACTGCCTACAACAATCTCTTCAAAACTATTGATCTCTTCAGCAGGAAGATTGTTACTTGCCCACTCAGCCATTGCTTCGTAGTTCTCTTGACCACCGATAGAGTTAGCTATCTCAATCTCTTCAGCAGCTATGATTGCCTCCTGACCTTTTATGTAGGTGTCAACAATATCCTTAGTGATGTTAAGTTTCTCTAGCTCTTTGTAATTGGCTTCTGACAACTCACCTTTCTCAGCGTAAGCGATTGCAGCGTCTTCTATTGCGTTTGATACGTCATTAGTCTCGCTGTCCGTATCTCCCTTATCTTCTGTTTCCGTCGGCTGTTCTTCGGATTGTTTCTCGCCAAGTTTCTTCTCAAGATTTTCGTACGCTTCCGCAAGGTCTTCCTGTGATTTAAACTTACCAAGAATCAGATCCTCCTGTTGTTGTTGTTGTTGTTGTTCTTCTTGAGTTGGTTGCTCCTCTTGTCCAGAAGGGTTTTGTTGTGCTGCCTCCTGTTGAGCTAACTGCTCTTCTAGAGACATTTCTTCGCCTTCGGTCGGTTGGTTTATTTCGTAACTTTCCATACTTTTTATCTCCCATTTATTCAGTTGGTGGTTCTTCTTCTATTTGTTGTTGTTGTTGTTGTTGATCAGCAAGCGATTGATCACTAGCTGCTTTTATTCCAGCAGGGCCAAGTTTCTCAGCCATCTGCATCAACTGTGCTTGTTGCTGTTCCTGGGCCAACTGCTCTTGAGTCTTTATAAGTCCTGCTGTCTTGATACCAAGTGCTGTGGCTCTCCGCTTGATGTACTCAGATACGTTAACAAAGTTAGCTACCGCCTCTGGCCCTAACACCTGACTGGAACCAAGAAGGAATGAATCAAGACTGTTAAGATCCCCTTGTCTTCCAAGGCTATCAAGACCTGTAACAATAACAGGATTCACTAGATCCTTTGGAAGCTTTGGCATCTTCTTGTTCTTTTCCATAACACTCATCAAACGACTCAACAAAGGAGCCTGTAGATCATTGCTAAGTAAACTAAAGATACCACCAAGGGCTGCGTTAAGTTCCTGCGAGATCAATCGGATTTCTTCAGCAGTCACTCGCTCGGCATTCCTGATTGCACTGCTAGTGAGCAGGAAGTTCTGAGCAAGCCTGTCTTTGATCTGGTTGATTGTTTCCGCAGCAACTCTGAAATCATTAAACTTGTTGAGTTGGAGAGTTGATACATCCCCTGCATTACCTTGTACAATAGCTCCATTAGGTGACTCAGAAAGACTCTTGTGTCTTGTAGTTCCATTTGGATTAACCAAGAACAACACCTTGGCTGCTGCTGCACTGCCTTCAACAATAGCTCTAGTAAGAGACTCAAGGGACTGCAAGTCACCAAGGTACTCTTCTACATATGAGCGTCCGAAGTTCTCTCCATCAACTCTACTAAATCTAAGAGGGATGTAGGGGTTCTTATCAAGAGGGAAAGTTGTACCTGTCTCTGGAAGAACAACACCATTAATGTCCTGCTTCAGCATCCACTTGTCCCCATACTTACACATCGCTGTGTAGAGGTTGCAGTTGCCTCCATCACCTACTCCAGAGTCCTGTGGCTTCTGTACGGCTGCTTTAATATCATCATCAAGGGCTTCGTAGTTGAGTGTTTCCTTTGTTGCTATTGTAAGAATGTTATCCATAGGATCTCTTTCAACAACAAACCTATCTAACCTAAACACTCTCATGCCTCCATTTTGATCCAAGTAAAGCAAACAGTTTCCTGTAACAATGAGTTGTTTGAGTGCTTCGTGAATAACTACTCGATAACGCTCCTTGGCTATCTCATCCATTACAGCGTCTTCAACTTTACGTAGTGCTGAATCTATCTCACTCACTACCTCCTCTGGCGCACCTTCTTGCTGTAGCTTGTTGGTGTCCACCTGGAGTCTAAAGAAACTTATGTTGGGTGGAAGAAGTGCCAACAATAACTTGGACGCAAGGTTGTTGACACCTCTGGCCCCCACGCCTTGAAATGGTGTATTGAGTCGTGAGTGTGATCCAAACCCTTCATCAGGTAAGATGTAAGGTATTGTAAGCTTAGAACACTGCCTAGCTCTATCCAGGTAACTATGTCTTCTGCCTTCAAGAACTGAATAGATCTGCTCGGCTGTTTGTGATTCGTAATTCATAAATTATAAAAATATTCTGTCAGGAGCGTTCTCAGGTCTAGGCACTGGAACATCTTCCCACGCTTCGTCTTCTGGGGTGTCTGGATCATCTGCAATGAACTGACCATTCTCGTCACGCTTTCTAACACGCTCGGTCATATCGCTGCTCCAGACTATAAATTCTTCAGCAGGTTCGGCATCCATGTCTCCTTTGATGTCTCTAAAGAGAACCCAATGCTTTCCATCACCTTGCATTATTGGTTGCTCCCACTCCATTCCTGACTCATCTCTGATTGTTTCTGTTTTTCCTGTGTCAACAAAGTGTTCGCCAATGACTGTATAGCTGTGGTCTTCACTCTGTGAGATAGCCATTGTAGTCTCAATGCCGTTCCCGTCTTCTTCAGTGGTCGTAAAGCCCATCTGTTCAGCAAACGTGAGTGCTTGAGCTTTTGAATCAAACTTCAACAAATAATCAATCATCTTTAGTCTACAAGTGGTGGTTCTTCTTCGTCGGTTGTAATAACATCTTCCTCTGTAGG